TTCTAATATCACATACAACGGTAAACGTTGGATTACTGGCAAAAAATTTGTAGAGTTCAACAGTGGTGGTTGTAATGTATATGATGGAAATAACAATACTGGTAAGAAGATTGCATCTTATACCAAGTCAACCAATACTTGGTCGTACAATGATTAATTTGACGTGTAAATGAAGAAGTTTGAATATAAAGTGGAAGCATTAGGTGCCACGATTGAGAAAGTTAATTCTCAGCTAAACGAACTTGGAAAACAAGGTTGGGAGTTGATAAGCATAGACAGAGGGTCATCAGTGTTTGCTTATTTTAAAAGAACTCTAAGGAGCGGACTTTTATTCCACCGCAGTAGAGTTTGATACATACCCGGAAGCCAAGGCTTATGTAGATAAGCATAACTTGGTGTATGAGGAGCCAAAGTATGGGGAGTAAACCATACAGATAAAGAAGAAGGGAGTGCTAAGCAACACTCCCTTCTTCTTGTATTCATTCTTCAAGTTTTCTATTTCTATTTTAACTCAGGCAGACTATCATCATCTACTGTACCAGTCAGTTTAATCACCAAGCATTTATTTCCTGATTCTTCCTTTAAGTAAGTACTACTCATTCCAATAATCATAAAATCAGAAATTAATAGAAATATACCCATAAGGATATAATCAGAAACTGGTGTTTTACTACAAATAGTAACCAAAGTAGCAAATGCAACATCAAAGATGATGCAAACAAGTACCCCTATAGAATAAACTTTAATTTTCTTCTTCATAAGTTTGAATGTTTAACTGGTGCAAAGATACAAAAATATATTCAAGACTCGTTACTTTTTTGTGTTAAAAATGTAGCCTGGACCAATCCACCAAGCAAATAGCAAGCCTCCTCCCCATACATATTTATCAAGAACTGCTCAGAGATATGTTGAACCACATGTAGCATTTCATGGCTGAGGCTATTCATATACTCAGCCTTCGAAGTGGACCATCCGATAACGATCACCGATTTGCGAACATCAACGTTAGAGTAGGTGATACCCTTGTTTGGTTCACCTTCGAGCACGAGATTACAGGCATCTTCGAGAGGAATGCCGCTGCATCCCAAATCCCGAAGATGCCTTCTTACCTTCATGGCATCCTTAGAATGAACATCATACATCACATGTACCGTCCAGTCATACCTTTCCAAGTAAATCTCCTGCTCAGTCAAAACTATAAACTTTAAACTATCAACTATAAACTACAATATCTCCTCCCAAGGAATGCCCACACCATTAAATGATGTATCAGCATAGAATCTATTGAAGATGAAACCATCCTGCTGATCCTCATCATCCACGTAGTCCTTGATGAACTGAGCCATCTGCTTCTCCTCCGTGATAGACGAGCCGTAGAAATCAGACAAGCACATGTGTGCTATGTAAACCGCATCATAGCCCACATTATTCTCCAGCACGATATTGTTCTTCTTCAAGATGTCCTCAATATCATCCTTGCTCATCATGCGGATAGGCTTACCATTCTTCCGCATCTGCTTCACTGCCCACTCACACATCTTCTTATTGAAGTGCCAGCCGTTGTATCTCAGGTAAGCCCTCATTTCTTCCGGCTGATAATCGTAGGCGTTTAAAGATTGTCTGTATTTTGTTCCCATAATCTCAATCAATTTAAGAAAGGGGTATGCCCACTTTTGAGCACACCCCAAACTAGTTAGTAATCTTCTCCGTAATCACTTCTGTAATCACGTCCACGGTCTTCACGTTGGCGCATGTCGTCGTACTCCTCATGCTCTCGCATACCACTTCTGCCTCCACGACCTCTATAATCGGGCATGCGGTTGCGCTCGCCGTATCGGTCACGTCTGCCATCACGCTTCATTTCGCCCAGGCAGTTCATCGCCTTATCCAAGTAGCGCAAGCCCTTCTCCACGTTCTCATACAAGCCATCAAACTTGTCTTCTGTAATCTCAATCATTACCATAATATCATAAGATTTTAAAAGTGAATAGATAGGGTAGGAGATTACTTGCTTGCCACCTGTTCGAGCAATCCCATCATCCTGTCAAGCTTGCCCTCCATGCCAGAGACCTTGCCTTCCAACTTGGAAATCTTCTCAGCCTGTTCCTTCTCCTTAGCAATCTGGGGGTTGAGCTGCAGTAGCATTCCCTCACAAGAATCAACGACCCTCTTGTGGTAATCTACGCTCTCCAGTATCGCCTTTGATTGTCTCAGCATCGTATCGACCTCCGCACTCATGGCTTCCTTGTTGTCGCTCACCACAAGATTTTTGTCGTTAGCTATCTGTCCGTTGGCTGGTAGCTGCTTGAAATCCACCTCCTCATCGTTCAGCTTCACCTTCACGTCCACCACAGTCTCCATAGGCTGAGGCGTGAAGCCATTGTTAAAGGTAGGGTATTTCGTCTGAGGGTTGCTCACCGAAACAACCTGACCGATCTTCAAGTTTGGGTTCTCGCCCTTGTCGAGCACATAGAATAAAGAATTTGTTCGTAGTCCTTGAAACATAATGTAATCTCCTATTATCTATTCTGTTTGTTAAACAATACCCGTCATCAGCTGAAGGGTGTTAGTATCTCGCTCGAACCAGAGCTGAACGACTCCAGTTCCCGGCACGTCTGCAACCGTCAAAGCATCACCGTTGAATTTGGTTACAGCTTGGGTTGCGCCGTTGGTCTCGAAAAGGATAGGCAGCGTACCTGTCGTTCCAGTCGGAATAGCCTGTTTCAGATTCACGAAAATCGTTCCTCTGTAGTTGGCATTCACGAAGGCGTGGTTTTTAAAGGTGAACACCACATTGGCAGTATTCACCACCACGCCTGTAGAAGCGATAGCCGCCGAACCGTTACGATTCACCCATGTAAAAGGTCTTAACCATAACATAGCAGCCTCCTTTCTTTAACCCCAGAATCCTGCACCGTTGGCAGCATTCAAACCATACAAGCCAGCCTGATAAGCAACGCAATTAGGCACCGCAGTGAAAGGGCTGTAAGGAGTAGTCACCGTCTCAGGCAACTTGCACTTGATGCTAGCCACCTCGTTCTGCAAGCCAGCCAATACCGCATTGATAGGAGCCACCGCCTGACCCACAATCTGTGAAGTCATGGCAGAAGACTTGAATGTACTGTTCTCCTCACGCAGCGAATCAATCTTATTCTGCATCTCACGCATCTCAGCCTGCTTCTGACCGTCAACGATGGTCTGAGTGCTCTCTTTGATAGCGTTGTGCAAGTCACAAGTCTGTCTCTGAGTCTCGTAAGCCACGTTAGAGAAGCCACGCTCCTGACCTACTGCCACATTGTTGATGGCATTCTGCAAGGTTCCTGTCTGCTGGCAGATAGCCAATCGGTTCTCGCAGCAGCAGTTAGCAATCTGCTGAGCAATCTGCATGTTACCCTGCTGCAAAGCATTGATGGTCTGCATACCGCTCATGCCCACCTGATTACCCACGTTCTGAACCTGAGAAGTCAAGGCAGAAATGGCATTCTGAATCTGACCTTCGGTACAGTTGAGCTGGGTAGCGAGATTACTGAGTGCGTTACGATTACCGCCGATGGCATCCATCAAGAGGCTACGACCGTAGTCATTGTTAATCTCGTTAGCGATACCACCACGACCGTTGCCGCCGAAGCCGCCCCAGCCATTGCCGCCCCAACCCATAAGGAAGAAGAGGAAGATAACCCACATGAACCAGCCGCCTTCACCGCACATTCCGTTGTTACCCTTCATGGCGAGAAGCACGTTTGGATCAACACCCTGCTTCTGGAGCAGAGGAGCAAGGAGTCCAAGCATTCCGTTTGAACCTCCGTTTTGGTTTTCACCAAAGATGTATGTCTTAGATTCTGACATAATAAAATAGTTTATCCGTTTCGTCCACTATTGAACTTGTTGCAAAGTTACAAAGAAGTTGGTGCCCTGCCTAACTATGCTCAAAATAAAATTTTCACCATCCAAACCACTGTTCATCAGCATTTTATGCTGAGTCATTTTCTGCTCATTTATTTAGTAAAAGTCTAAACTAAAAAGAAATCACCCTAAAACCGATACAACATATCAATATTTTCACTATCTTTGCACAAAAAATATAGCGTATGGAAACAATTATCTTGGTTATTATATTTGCAGTCCTATTCATTTTTGCCTGTCTGTCATTATATCGTATATGTACAGTGGGTAAAACAGGCAATAGTACATTTGTTTATAAGAAAGACATTTATGATGCGCAGTTTGCTCCCAAAATAAGAAGGATTCATATTCGTTTATTAGCAATATTAGTGTTCGGAATGGTTCTTGTTGTTGCATATTATTTTATGCCAACCCAATTAGGTGATTATGTTTTCATTGAAAGAGATATACCTAATCACAAGCAAACTATTCATTCAAATAGTTCATGCCCTCTAATCAAGAAAGGGTATAGCGTAAATGAAGTGAAGTTTTATACTTATACTCCTTACTTTGATTGTTTCTGCTCTAGATGCTTTTATGAATCAGATGCGATAAAGATGACAAAGGGAGAAAACAAAATGTCTCATACAAGGGCATTAGGATTATAAACAAGAGAGGAGTGAGCCTTGCGCCCACTCCTTTTTCTCTATATTAATTCAACTTATCCAAATCATCCACCGCTTCCATCATGATTCTGTCAATATTCTGATTGGCAAAATTAATGGATTCCGTATCAGAAGATTTATCTCTAAGCTTCTTCCACTGCTTCATCTGCTTCTCAGCCAGTTCAATCACCCTAACCTTGGCAGCATCCTTGGAGTTCTGGAATCTGTAGTAATCAGAATAGTTACTGATTCTCTTCTCAATCGGAACGTTCTTCGATTTCAATCTATTCACGTTCGCAATCATCTTCTCCATTTCATCCTTGTAGTTATACCACTTGCTCTTGGTCCTCTGCAAACTGCTCTGCTCGCTCGGCGTATAAAGCAACGAACGGAGGAAAGGAATATCCTTGGTTTCCGTATCTTTTCCATGCTTCACAACACCGATGGCACGCTCGGTAAAGGTAGCAGCACCACCGCCAAGACCACCGATATAATGATTCAGCATGCTCGGATTCGTCACCATATCCAGGAAACTGTTACCCAGCATATCCTCATTACCTTTGGCAACCTCATTCGTCTGGGCATTCACCCATTTATTCAAAGCCATATAGCCGTCAGGCGTACCCTTGTAAGCCCTCTGCCAAGCAGGAACATCCTCATTCCAGTCTCCACGTCTTTCAATCGGCGCACCCTTCCAATCGGTATTTAACTCCCATTCCACGAAAGGAGATAGAGCAGAAGGGGCAATCGCCTTGATCGTCTCGTTCAATGGCTCCTTGCCAGCCGAAGAGTTACCCAGATAGTCCATCACCGGCACAAGCTGCGACATGCAACCCACGGCATCCAAGGCAGGATTCTTCTGTCCGCTCACGTTTGGCGAGAAAGTCAAGCCAGCCGCCAAGTCACCCAAGCCATAGAACGCTCTCAGCTCGATGGCAAGCGGAATCGTTACAAACTCACCATTACCCTTATAGATACAGAGATTGTTTCTTCTCACGTAGTCAGGCAGCTCGCCGTATGGGTCCTTCACACCCTTTCTGTCCTTCTCGTCCTCACTCGCAATCAGCACGTTGTTACCAAGTGCAGCAAGCGCACCGAGGGCAAAAGGAATGGCAAGCATGTTGATAGAAGTGCCCACAGGATGATTCTTTAAGTTCTTCACAAGCAGGTTCGTACTCTGAATACCGGCATTAAAGAACATAGAACAGTGTCTCAGATAGCTAGCAGTAAAACCATACGCCCATCTTTCGGCAGCCTTGGCACCAGTCATTTCTCCATTCTTGAAACTGCTGATAGCATCACCGCTACCATGACGATTGAAGTTGGTAGATACCTCCTTTGCATCATACACCGAACGGATGATAGAGCGGTTACTGTCACGACTCGTACAGTAGGTAGCGAATCGGGCGATATTCTCAGCCACCTCGTTCACGTTCTCCAGATTACCGAAGAAGAAGTCACGCAAGGCAGCACCGCCCTTGCCAAGCTTGCTGCGCTCAGTACTAACGTCCTTCTTATACTCCTTGGTCCAGTCCTTCATGTTCTTAATCTGAACCCAGCCAGTTTCGCCGCCGTTCTCCATGAACTCCTTGAAATATCGCTCAACCTTGTTGCTCATATCAAGCGTACCGTTGCGATACTTGGCAAACAATCCCAAGCCTGTAGAACCGCTGAAATCCTTCAAGCTGATGTTCGATGCACCCTTATACAAGCCCAACTGCGCATAGTACTTCGCCCAGAGCGCACCATATCTTGCACCTTCCTTGGAAGTCACGTTGCTCGATGCAAACTCCGCATCACGCATAATGTTTCGCATCACGAACTCAGGGTTATAAGATGTACACAACTGTGCCATCATTCTTGATATAGAACTCAATGGCTTCATAATACCCTTGGCACCCGAGTTCTCCAGCAACCCATTCAACGCCTGCGCCGCTCTAGGATTTCCATTGATAATGAACACATGGGTCCTTCCGGCAATCTTCACGTCCACGATGTGCTGCGATTTGTTCTCCGCTCTCTGGAACTTATAACCAATACTGCCTCTGCGATAAACCTTCGATGCCAAGTTCTGCAACGCCTTCGCCTTCATGTCCTTGTTGAAATCAGAAACAATCTGGTTGATTTCGTCAGCAGTAGCATCCTCAGGAATATCAGGGTAACGCTCATATACGATACCGGTCATAGGGTCCTTCTCGTACCATACACTCGTTTCAGTAATCAGATTATTGTTTGAATTATTTCGTGCGAATCTCGCAAACGCCTGTCTGATGGCATTCATACCGCCGTTCTTGATAGCTCTGTTGCCCATCGCACCAATCTGCGCCAGTACGTTGGTCTCACTCAGATACTTGTGTCCTCTCGCGCTCATGATCGTGCTTCCGATGTAGCTCTTAGGGTCGCCCACCTCCGTGATATAACCATACACATCTTCCGCCGTAGCCTCATCATACTTTCTCAAAGGCACATACCAGTTGAACATATTGGAAACATGACCGTAGAGTTCACTGCTGATGATACCATTCTTATAGTCGCTGTCAATAGAATACTGGGTAGCAGCCTTCACCTTATCCCAATAGTCCTTCACAGCACCCTTCTTGATGCTCTCCATCTTAGCTTCCGAATCCGTTACGCTCTGAATAGCCTCAGCATCATCGTAAGGGTCAGAAGATTTCGCTACCTCCTGAATTGCGTGAATACCCGAATAGTCATGCTCGCCAGCTTCAAAGTCTGCATCAAAATAATTTCTGATGTTCTCGTCCATCTGTCTGTAGTACTCCTTCAGGTCGATATTTCCAGCCCTCAGCTCACTGTCCAGATACTCCTTATCGTTATACCAGCTCTGCTCCAGCATGTCAGCATCCTGCTTCTTCTTCTCGTCCCTTCTCATCTTCTTCAGGAAGTCACGAACAAAGAACACTCTGTTTCGCTCCAAGCCATGCTTGGTAATCATGTAAAGATTGAAGTTGCGAATCTTCTCATCATCCTTCTTGCCGTCAAAGGCATCCAGTACGTCAGCCATCGCCTTATCCAGAGGCTTCATCACGTTGCGCTCAAACATCTGAGCTGCATCGCTCATCGCACCCTGCATGGTGTTCTGCAGCATATAAGGATTCTCCGAAGAAGCAATATCCTCAATCTTCTTGTCTGGCACAATCGCATTCATCAGTTTCTTCAATGAAAGCATATTGTCCATATAGCTCTCGGTGAACATATAGCCGTGCTCATCAAGCGAACGGTGGTATCTGTCAAGTGCCGTAGCGGCAGATGGGGTAGTGCGGAAGTGAATCTCACCATCCGTAGCCTCATTCCACTCAGCCTTGGTAAGATTATCCATACTGCGAACATTGCCATCGTTGCCGTAGAACATACCATCATGCGCCACGACAGCAGGCATGCGGTCATGGTCGAGACGGTATTTCACCGCCTCGGCTCTCATTTTCCAATAAGGATCATTCTGATTCTTCTGCAAGTTCTTGCTCAACCAGAGCAGATACTTCACATCTTTAGTATTAGGAGCAATACGATAACCGATTTCGTGAAGGAAATCAGATACCTTATTCTTGATACCATTCCAGAAGCCCGGTTCACCCTTGCCATCCTCGGCGAGTCGGGCGATACCTTCCTCAATGGCATCGTAGATATTCAGAGGATTGTACTTTCTCTCCTCATCCACCAGCTTCTTCAAAGCCGCATTCTCAGGCTTATCCAAGTCGTACCATACATCACGAAGGAACTTGTCGAATCGTTCATCACCAAACAACTCTCTCATTCCCTTGTGTCCAACCACCTCATGCCAGATAGTCTTCTCGGCAGTATATCTATCGTGGATATTAGGCATATAAAGATGCACCTCGCCAGTCTTCTCATCATACCAGCCAGTAATCTTTCTGCCATCCTCAATAGCAGCCCTAGCCGCCTTGTTGGTGATTTCATCAACCGATGAAACCATCTTCACCTTGCCGCCAGCCTTCTGAGCCACCTTTTCTATATGGCTCTCAACCGATGAAGTAGGATAGTTGCCATCGCCATGGTCCTCTCGGAACTTGGTGCCATCCTCTGAAAGAACGGTATTATCAACCTGCAAACCTAACTTGATGGCTTCGGCGATTTGCTCGTTTTTGTTCATTCCCTTCTCTGGTGCTCCAATCTTCACGCCAAGCTTTTCAAGCTCAACCTTCTGTCTAGGAGTAACCACATTCTCAGGAATCTCAACATCATAGCCACCGATGAAATCTTTAATCTTGGCAGCCACCTCCTCATCTGGCACTATTCTCACAGGCTTGCACCAACGAGAGAGCATCACCTTTCTGCCCTCATGACCTTTAGCTACAAGTTGCTTGGTTACAACTCCGCTAGTCCATGGTGTCATACCCACAGGGTCTTTGGCGTGCTCGGCACGATAACCACTAGTTAATTCGCCTGCTGGAACTTCACATTCCACCACAACAACGTTCGGGCGAATCCAAGCAGATTTGAATTGATCATTCAATGGAGAGTAAGAAGTATGCCAGTATGGGTTATATGCAGCAGGAACATCAATAAGTTTCTTTCCTGTTGCGCCCTTACCCTTTTGCAACTTGAAATACCAAGTTGGGTTTCCGTCTTCTCCAACAGCAAGCTCTGCGCCTTTCTTTGAATCACGCCAAATGCCATCTTCACCCTTTACAGCTCTATCTTTCGGTATGGTAGTAGTTGTACCTTTATATTTATAAACGGTATTCTTGGAATCCGGCATTTCGTCCGCCTTAATCCACTTGCCAAGCTCGTTAGCCTCAACCAACTTACCATCGGTGTATGCAGCCATAGGTGGATAAAGCTTTCCATCAATAACCTGCATAGCGCGATAAACCTTAATCTTAGGCTCCTCTTCCAGTCGCTTGATTTCCTCTGGGTCAGTAACCTTGTGACCTTGCGGCTCTTTTCCAAAGAGTTCTCTAGAATGTCTGGTTGCAAAATCAAACTGCTCCTTACCAAAGTTGTTCAGAACATTGTCGAGTGCCTTATTCAAATCAGAAAGACCAGGGCGAGTAGGGGCAAAGCCGAAGAACTTTCTTACGCTATCAAGTATCTTTCTCCAGATGCTTCTTCCTTCCTCAAATCCCTGCAAAGCTTCTCTCCAAGAAGGATTGGCAAGCTCAGTCATCATTTCCCTTGGATTGGTAAGTGCGTAAGGCTCTTCCCAACCTTTTTCCTTGTATAAGGATTTCAGGCGGTTGTAAATGTCAACTACATTCTTGGCAGCCTCAGCTTGCGATTTCGTAAGTTTGTCCGCATGCCCCTTCTGATACATAGCGATAATATCAGAAGTCAAAGGATGAAGCATTTCGTGAAGAATAACCGATGCAAAGTCCTGTCTGGTCCTAGCAGCAGTAAGAAGACCGTCAATATTCAGACGAATATCATTGAACGAATCATGACGATAGAATCCATCAGTACCCTTTTCTTCACCATAAACTTCACCAAAGTAAATACCTAGGTCGTTTACTTGGTCTTTGATTCGATCGAAAAGAACTTTAAGATTCTTGTCAGTATTGAAGTCATTGAAAATCTTTTCGATGTTTTCTGGCTGAATCCATCCTCCTGAATCAATTCCATACTTCTCCGATAAGATTCTAGCTCTTTCTTTATGGTAGCTATACGCTCTAAGCACGCTTTCTCTTTCGAGCAGGTCACACTGGTATCCGAAGATTTCTTCAGGCGTAGGTAGAGAAGCTTTGTCTCTTCCGCTGCCAGTTCCTCCCTTAGAATAGCCATCATTTCTCTGGTCTCTATTCGTCTGTTCGGAAGAACGTCCACTATTCCGTCCCTCTCCAAAACTATTGGCGAAGGCTTTTCTGCTCTCTTCTTCGAGTCTTGAAATGTCTGTGTTTCTATTGATTCCATATTTCTGTTCAAATTCAGTTACTTTATCGTTCCAGAATTTATAAGCAGAATCCAATCCCCTTACAGTCTTCTTTTCCTTGGTTTCTTCATCTACATAATATTCATCATGTAAAGAACGAGACGCATAATCATTGGCAGTTTCATCTACAAACCGCTTCTGATTAGGAGAAAGATAACTTCCGAACAGGCGATTTACTTCTACATCATAACTATTTTCAATCTGCGAAGATACATCTTTATCTACATCTTCGGGAATGATTCTACCTTTCTTAACATCTTTTGTATCTGTTTTAGAATACTGCAAGCCTCGGTCCTCACGGAAGTGGGTGCCTTCATCCTCAGAAGTCTTGTGTTCCTCCTGCACCTTCACACCCATTTTAGACAGGCGGTCCAGTACTGGCTTCAACTGGTCTGGCTTGAACTCTGCAAGCATACTGTTGCCTCTGGTCTCGAAATTATGTCCATCAACCATTTCCAGCAGTTCCTTATCAGTAAAGTACTTGCCGCCCTTCGCCTTGCTCTTCGGTACACGAAGCTCGAAGTAGTTGCCTCGGTGGTTATCTACACGCTTCACCTTCACTTCACCGTCCGATGAAGTAACCTCGTCAATGCCGCCACGCCATGATGAAAGCTCAAACTTCTCTGCCACGCTGTTGATAGGCGCATCCGTTGTCAATCCCTTAGGGTCAAAACTGTCTGACATCAAGATACCAGTCTTCACCTCGCCAGTATCAGTAGTGTATTTCACCAAATAGCCGCCCAGTTCGTTCTCCTTGGTATCAATCAAAGCCTTAATCAGGTTACCGGTTATGATATAGCCATCTTTACGGCTCTCGTTACTAGTCAATCTATCCCAGTTATCAAGGTCTTTGTTCAATACTGTGATATGATCATCACCAGAACCAGCCGCCTGCTTGGTCATGCGGTCTATAGCACCGATAATGTCAGCCTTGTTTTCTCCTTCACCCACCTTTCCAGCAATAGGGAAGGTAATCTTTCTTCTACCATCCAAAGTGGCAAAAGAAACATAAGATGAATTAGGCGAGAAGTTATCTGTAATCTTAATATCAATGAGTCTTCCGTAACTATTACCGAATCCGCTCAACTCATTTGGCTTGTATATATCTACAGGAAGAACAAATGTATTGTTGGTATCGAAGGTTTCAAGTACTCGGTCGAACATTCCTGCATTATCTTTCAGGTTCTTCACCACTTCATTCAGTTTATCCATCTCCTGCTTATAGAATGTATCATACTGATAACCGGCATTTTTGATTATCTGCTCGTCTGTCATACCAGATTTTTTCTGTCCCTTCTTACCATCCTTGATATACTTCTCCTTAGCCTTGGTAGCAACCTTCACCGCACGTTCCTCATACTTTTGGGTCTCGTCCGCAATCTTTTTGTCGAAGTACTCCTTCACGGCAGCCTTCTTCTCGGTCTTGTATTCATCCCAAGTCTTGCCGCCAGTCAAGCCTTTCTGCGAAGCCTTCACCTCAGAAGCCTTCATAGGCTTCCTTAATATAGCCATATTCACCTTTTCTATATAGGTATTATCGGCAAAGGCGTTGTCGCCGCCCGGCTCAGAACCCTGTACCCAAACCTCCTTGCGAATAGTCTTAGCCTTCAAAGGCAGCTCGGTAATCTCCAAGTCATTCTCGCCCATTTCGTTGAGACGCCGAATCTCGTTGGCGTAAAGCTCGCCAATCTCTTGCAGCATCTTCTCCTGCTCAGAAACCTTTAGTAATGCCATTCTTCCAAGCAACTTGCTTGCATCGGCACCAGCATCTCCACTTCCTCTACTTCCTAACCCATACGCAAGAAGATGTGTAGGAATAGCTGAAAGGCGTGCGCCGTAGCTCTCTTCCCATCCGAATGGGTCCGCCATTCTGGAATAAAGGTCAAGATGCTCTGCCATATACTCACGAACCACTCTGTCACCATACTTGTTGGTAATATCGGCAACGTCCATTTCGTTGAACTTACTCTTCTGAGAAGAAGTAGTATTGGCATCAAGCGACTTCAACTTAGCCTTGAACATCATCAGCAATCGCTGTTCGGCAGGAATCAGGGAAACCACATACTCGTATGCTGCTCTTAACACCTGCCCTGTTCGATCGACACGTCCACGCATCTGAACCTCATCATTCACGTCGAGCTGCTGCTGCGCCACAATCATCACACGCTTTCTCTGGTCCTTATACTTACTTGAAGCATGAAGAGAGATACCGGTGGCAGCACTCTTGTTCAGAATAAGCGCATCAATCTGACCGTCATTAAACTCTCTTGCCAGTTTCTTCTTGTCGGTATCAGCACGCTTCACCTTGGTAACAGTTCCGTTTTCGTTATACACGAACTCAGTCTGTCTTCCGGTCAACTCGCCTACCTTATAGCCTGCCTTCTGTAACTCGTTCTTGATAACATCAATAGGGGAGAGAGAAAGACCTGTACTTGTCTGCTCAATCTTCTTCTCCAATTCGTGATAAGCCTCAACTGCCTCTTCGCCCAAGTCTTCAAGATTGAAATAACCGCTTTCGCTATTGTCCTTGGCATCCTTCTGAGTATAGCGAAGTGTACCCTCCAGACCCTTCTTCAAGGAAGTACCCAAGTCTGGTGCGTCCATTTCCTCGCCAAGTGCAATGTTGCCAGTCTGCGATTCATTAGTATTGTTCAACGCAATCACAGGCTTCATGCCCTGCTTCAAGTAGTCGATGGCACGCTCTGCTGCAGATTTGGCTTTCAATGAGAGAAGAACCTGCTGAACGGTATTGAACGCCTTGCTTGCGAAAGGCTGATTCTTGATACCTAAAGATTCTGTACCCTTCTTGATATCCATAGTAGATTGGATGTCTGCCAATTCAATATTGCGCTCATCAACGTAACTTGAAACATATTTCTTCTGGAAATTGATAATATCATTAAACAAACCGATGATACTATCATACTGTTCTCGCTGCTCCTGCACTCTCTCAGGATCATCAATCGCCTTCCAGTCGATGGTTACGCCAGTCATATCTCGCTCACGGCGAATCATCTGACCGCATTGTGTCAATGTCTGGCTCATAATCTCCTGCAAGGTAGCACCACCACGCTTCACCGCATCAATCAAGTCGGATGCTTTCATGCCGCCCTCGTTCATGGCAGTACGCAAAGCGTAGATAGGCATATTGTCTGGTCTCTTGGCAAAGGTAGCCGAGAAGAAGGTAACATTCTTAGCCTTCTGAATAATGTGTTGAAAATAGTTTCCCTGACCGCTATTGCCACCAGCCGTATGGCTTTCGTCAAGGATAAGATAAGCGTTGCCCATCAGTTTCTCTATGGCATCACGTCTTTTCTGTCCGCTTAGAGCAGCAGCACCAAATGATTTACCCTTTGCAAGCTTTCTCTCCTTGCGGTTGCCGTCCTCATCAAACTCATATACGCCATTGCTTACTTGGCTGTAAGTAGTCAATACATAGTCATATTCGTCTGGCAGCTTACCGTTCTTTTCAATGTAGTCAAGCACACGCTTCACCTCGCTCTTCGATGGCAAGGCGAATACTACGTTACCATCCGAGTCGGTAATGGCAGCTTCGTTGGCACTACCGAACACAAATGGTCTTAGGTCTGGGCTACCAATATCCACCAAGTCACGATAAACATCGCTCAGCAATCCTGCTGTCTTGGTGAAATACACTGGCACCTGCCCCTGCTTCTTGGCGTATCTGATAAGCGAGGCAGCCTGTCTTCCCTTACCGATACCGGTCATGTCGCCGATAATAAAGGCGTTGCCCTTCTTTGCCTGCTGCAAGGCAAGGGCTACAGAATCAACCTGCTCTGCGGCAAGATGAGAATACAAATCATCCTTATCATTGTAGCCCAGTTCATCAACAAGGAACTGGTCGGCATCGCCCAACTTTTCAAGATTCTTATTCACCGCCTCCTGCTGGTCGGCAGGCATCACCGCCTTCAAAGTGAATGGGTTTCCACTCTTTGGCGCATAGGCAACCTTCTCAGTACTTAGTCCACGTACGGATTTGTCCACCCGCTGTAATTGTCCCCGTGGTCCGCTTCCGCTCCCGGTGCTGGAAGGTTCATCAGAACTTGGCTGAGTGTCATTCCCTCCAGCTCCTCCTGATCCAGATACTCGTCCGTCATTGGCTCCAGCGGTTGGTTCTTTGCTTGGAGTAGGCTCTGCCCCTGTTCCGTCTGTTCTACTATCTCCATCAGGAAGTTCTCCATCTTTTCCTGGCTCGGTTCCTCGTTGATTGTCCAAGTCATCATGGGTTCCTGATACGGAAGATGTGTCAGATACGTCAGACCCTCGCTTACCATCTGGTTCGCTTCCTCCTCGTTCTCTTGCTCGTACTCCCTCTTCATGAGTACCAGCAGCCCCTTGTTTATCAGGTCCTGCGTTAACTTTTCCTCCTTCTTCTCCGATGGAAGAATCCATCCGTTCACCTCGTAGTATATCATCTTCAATTCGTTTATAAAGTTCGTCATAATCTTTCACGGTCTCAGCTCTAGCCTTATCCTTCACTGGCGGAAAGGCATTATCGTTCAAGCGTCTTCCGTTTATCAAAATAATACGTGTTGGGTAGCTGGTTCCCTGCTTGGCGTAGAGACTACCATCCACATTAATCACGTCCTCCACATTATAGTGGCTATAGAGATAACCAAGGAAAGCCTTATCCTTCGGATTCAGACTTCCGTTCTTGGCGTATTCCGTCTTGCCGCCAATGATGATGGCAGCACGACCATCGTCCTTCATGCTCTCCAAGGCATTGATAGCCATCTGTCCTTCCAAAGAAGAAATCTTGTAGCCGTCATACTCCTTAGGGGTAGCACTACCGAATGGTGGATTTGTCACCACCACGTCAACGTCCTTGTCTGCAAAAGGCTGGGTTCCGTCCTGACTGGTCACATTCTTGAAACCCTGTCTTCTCAGGTTCGCCAATCGCTGGGCATCAATATCGTTCACATGCATCTTATCCATTGGCAAGCCGATGGTAAGCATGCCGTTGCCGGCACTAGGCTCCAGAGCACTCTCAATCACCTTGCCGTTACCCTTCACATACATATCCGCAAGGAAAGCGTAAGGGGCAGGAGTAGAGTACTGCTGCTTCATCACTCGCTCAGAATCTCTCTGGTTGAGGCTAGGCTGATTCTCATAGAGCGTCTTGATGCGTTCAAACTTCACGGCATCATTGGTTGATTCAGAAGAAGCGATACCTCTTGCTCGCTTAACAATAGCAGTCTCAGCAAGCTCCTGTAAGTCCGTGTCCTTAATGTCCTTCAAGCCAAATCTTTCAGCGATTTGTCTCAGCTCAACAATACCGTTAAACTTATGCTTGAAAACCAACTTTATGTTCACTGTATCAATAAACTTCTTCTCAGCCTGCTTTCTTTCCTCGGCAGTCTTGGAGTCACCCACCAGATTCTCCTGATGCTTAGGTGAAGTCTTCTCGTAGTAGTCAGCCCATTCCTTCAAGCTCATACGCTGCTCGCCGTCACGATAGCGGATATTCATCATCTGCTCATAGATGGCATCCACGTCTTCCTTCTTGAAAATCTTGGCAGCAGGCGCAAACTCCTTGCGCATTTCCTTCACCACGTCTTCAAGATTGTGCATGCCTCTCTTGATTCTCAGATAAGCATTCTCTGCCATGGCGCTCACCAGCTTAGGCAACACTTCCAGCTGTTTAGAGTTAAGACCGATGAACGAAGCAGATATTTCATCCTTGCCAGCATTTTTAAGCATATCCCAAAGGTCGTTAACCTTCTTGTTGGAAGCTGCTACTGCTGCATCGTCCGCCACCTGCTGAGGCTTCTTCTCTGTCTCAGCCTTAGCTTTCTTCTCCTTCTCGAATCCTTCTGCCGCATTCTTGATTCCCTCCATAGGGTCAGCAGATGGCTCCGCTTTAGGAGTCTCTACTTTAGGCTCAGTCTTCTTTCCTCTGGCTTTAACAAAGATGCTTTCGTAGATAGCACGGTGCAAATCGTCTGTCACGTCTCCGTTCAGATAGTCCAGAGCCATATCCTTCACTACATCGTCCACGTCAGCCTTCATAATCTCCTCTTCAGTCAGAGGATGCTCCTTCTTGAACTCTGCTGCAGCCGCCTCAATCGGGTTAAACTGAGGGTCTGGGTTCTCTTCATTAGGAAGGAGTGGGAGAGGACCTTCTTCCTTCTTGCTGTCAATATACTCAGTAACCTCATTCAGATCGCCAAACTTCTTGCCATCATACTCATAGTAAGACCCAGTGTACTCGCCCTTCTTGTTAGGCTCATCAACCTTCATCACTTCCTTGTCTCCATCAATCACAATCTTTTGCTTCATGATAGGACCGTACTTTGATGGGGTCTCGGTTTCCTCGTCCGTCACCTCAATGCGACTTTCGAGTTCCTTGTTTTCTAAGTCGTCAGCCTCTTCTACTCTTGGTTGCTCTGCTTCTGCAGGTTCATTTCCTCCTGATGCTTCCTGTTGAGGTTTTTCATCGCCTGAAACATCATTGCCTCCTTCATTTTCTGAATGTCCTGTTCCATAATCTTGCCATTTCTTAAAGTCCAAAAATTCTTTTACTAACTCTTCCTTGGTAGGAGCAGCCTCAAAGATACTGCCCTCGCCAGTGTTCCTAGCGGCAGCAATGCGGTTGTACTCATCAAGCAAATCTCTGAAATCAGAAACCTTGCCCTCCAAGGCTAAAGCCATCATCTGAGAGATAGAAGAGTAACGCTTAGCCGCATCCTCACCATACATATCCGATGTTCTCAGCAGCGTATCAACCTTATTGCCGCCCTGTCTTGCCTCATAGAGCAACTGGATAGCCTGGTCTATCTCGTCACGAAGAGAGAACTCGCCCAACTTCATGTTGTCCATCACCGAGCGGATAGCGTTGATAGCCTTATTCTTCACCGTAGAGTCGATGCCCAGCATTCTGATAGTCTCAGGCTTGAAGATGGAACCCAAGAGAAGGTTCTTCACGAACTCCCTGCCCTGTGCTGACAGTCGCTCAGGGCTTTCCATCATCTGAGCCACCTCATTCTGTCCGATGATGCCTTTGCTTACTAACGTCTTGATAAGGTCGTTTATTGCCTTGGAATTGTTAAAGAAAGCATCAAGAGAACCGTTTCCGTCAATCTCGGCTACGATAGCACCTATTTCGTCAGATGTCAAGGTCTTAGACTTAGCCACCGCCTGCTCTGTGTTGCTCTGAGTCTTCTTCTCGTTGCGGTTGAACTTAGCGAAGGTAGCCGCATCGTATGGCAATCTCTCATCGGTAACCAACACCAGACGTGGATGCTCGATACCGCTCTGCTCAATCTGCTCTCTAGTAAAGCCGAAGTTCTCGGCATTCTCCAGAAGGTCGTTGATGTATTCGCCGTCCGTGCCGTCCTTTGCAGCCTTCTGCCCTGCCATGGTTCTACCGTTGCCATCATAAACGATACCCTCGTCAGATACCACTGGCACCTGCTCGATAGCCATACCATTATACTTTCGGGCAATCTGGTCGGTATTCTGCTGAGCCGCCTTGTCGTGCTCATAGTCACGATCATTCACGGTTCTGCCCTCAGTATCAGTAGGAAATCCCTCCGATTTCTTATAGCCATTATTTACATCATGAGAAGGAGTAAGACTTTCAGCCGGAACAATCTCATAGTGCCCCTTAATCTTGGTTTCTCCGTCAGGCAGCATTCGTGTGCGCTTGTTGCCCACAAGTCTAGGTGCATTCACAAACTTCTGTGCTGCTACACTACCAGCTTCATGTGCGCCCTCAGTCTGTTCTGTCTTACCCACGGTCTCAGCCACCTTCTTGGCAGTCATAGCCTTCTTGATATTCTGAGCGTGGTCCAACTGCTTCTTGGCAGCTTCAATGGTCTGGTTCTTCAAAGCCTCCTGCTCCATGATGTCGTTAGGCTCGGCGGTATAGTCCACCTTCATCTTCTCGGCATCCTTCAAAGCATTCTCAGCTTTCTTAATCTGTCCGTCCACCACCTTTTCAGCATTCTCCCCGAAATCCTCAGCAAGAATCTCCGCACTCTGCTCAGGAGTCATACTAGCATAGTCTGGCGTAGGTCTTCCCTTGCTGTCCATAGCCATAGGAACATCGGAACCATCTGCAAACTTTCTGCTAGGCTGAGGCTGCTCTTGTGGTACTAAGTCCTCATTTGTGGTATTATCTTTGCCCGATGTGGTATCAACTTTTGTTAAAGTGGTATTATCTTTTGTTAAATCACCCTCTTTTGTGGTATTATCTTCCGACTTTGTGGTATCATCTTGTGGCGCCTCCTGCTCTTGCTGCGCCTTTGCAGCATCCTGCATCGCCTGTTCCTGTGCCGCCTGATTATAAGGCTCAGAGTTCCTCATCTGCAATCTCTGACGATACTCAGCAGCAAACTGGTCGATAGGCTGATTCTGGAACAGAGTAACCTCATCTGCCTTCACGTAAACCAATTCCTTGGTATTAGGGTCCAGGCAGACAAGCATATCGCCGCTGTCTTCCTTCGCCTTGCCAGTAGTCTGGTCGAATGCAACATCACCCGAACCAACAAGAAGTGTTCTTCCGTTGCTGTCCTGCACGTACAAAGCCTGCTCGCCATTCATTGGCTGACCGTTCAGCGTTCCGTGATAGCTCCAATCAGAAGTAAACTCCTTCACGTTTTCCTCGATGGCATCAGCAGTAGCCTGCTGCATACCCTGCACTCTAGCGTTCGCATTGATATATTGGGCAAGTGGGGTCAACTCTTCTTGGATCAATCCATTCTGAATGAGTGCATCGTAAATCTGTGCCGGTGTCAAGCCCTGCTGGTGCAATTTTTCAAACACCTGCTTGAAGACATCGTTTCCTTCCATTGCAGCATCAATAGCTTGCTCTGCGTTGCGAAGATTTCTCAATTCATCCAATACCACTTCGCCGTTCGGCTGCTCGGTTCCAAGGTTATTATCCTCAGCCGCCGCCTTACCTTGGCTTACGGACTGGTCTTCATGTGGTCTTCCGCTAGGGAAAAGTTCATCTTCCAGTGCTCGCTTCACACCATAGAAGATTTTATTCTCCTCATCGGTACGCTTCATCGGGTCCTTTTGCATGATTTTGTCAATATCAACAATCATTTGTCCCTTATCGTTGAAAATCTCCTTCAATGCGTTCATAAAACCGCCGACAACCTGTGAGGTTCCCGATTTGAGATAGCCATACGAGCCGTTTTTGTCCACATACTTCTCCCAGTCAAGATAGAGTGCGCTCTTCGGGTTGCGCAAATCATTAATCAACTGGGCGTTCTTCGGGTCAGTAATATACTTATTCTCATCATATCCGTTTTTCTTAAGGAAATCAAATGCCAGCTTGGTAACAGCTCCATCATCGCCAGTCAGCTGCATATCCTTCATCTTGGAATAGCCAATCAGCGAGAGCATATCATCGTTGTCACGATAAAGCTTCTGCTTGTAAAGGATGGCACGGCGTTCATCGGCATTCTTATAAGAGGTACGTGTAAGAAGCGTTCCGTTCTTGGTGTATTCAAGAATCTGTTTGTTCTTCACATCATTCACGCTTCGGTAGCTTCTGCCCCTTGTGGTATTGAACAGTCCCATGGCTGCATTCACCTTCTCCTTGGTGCTCTGAGAAACGTCTGGGTCGTTCATGAAATCCGTGTATGCCGTTTTGTATTTCGGATCTCTTGGAGCAGTCTTCGATGCACGGTCCACCTTCACGAAAGCATCCATCAGGTTCTTGCCCGATGCAGAAGAAATCAATTCATTCTTCTCGTCAGGAGTCAGACGAATATCCACGGCGATAGGGGAGCCGTTGGCATTCTTGCCAATCAAGAAATTACCACCGCTATTATGAGTAAGATGATGCAGAATGTTTCCCATTTTCACGAAGTTGCTAGGCTCGCCAGCCTTGAATGCGCCAACCATCACAACATCTTCCAACCAAGTACCAAAGGAAATATCCTTATCGCCAGTCACGTTGTCGGCAACCATCATGGTTCCAGCCTCAACACCGAGACCAGCAGCCGTAGCACCAAACTTCTGTGTGCCATGCAGCAATCGCTCTCCAGTGCTCTTTTCCATGCCGGTGATTCCGAACTTGGAAACCCAAGGAGACATCACCGCACCAGATACACCGAACATAGCACCAGTTACAGCACCGTGCCCTGCACCTTTCAGACCAGCCTCACCGATAGCCTGCAAAGAAGTATCATCGCCAGTAGAAGCCTGACTCAATGCGGCAGTAACACCCGAATATCCTGCAAGATTCAGCGAACTTGTAGCCGTTCTAGTGCCCAAGCCCGACATGATTTTCTGTGCGGTTGTCATGTTTGCCACCTTGAAAGCCATCTGTTGGGCGGTAAGCTTCTGTGCCGCCTTCATCACGCCAGCCTTCACCAGTCCGTTAGTCAGAACTCGGGTTCCAGTATTCACGGCAGCACTTGGGCCGGCACCGATTACGGCAAGCGGACCAGAATCTGCAGCCATGTTTACGGCAGTAGATGCAAACCTCGTACCGATGCCCGAGCGGTAGGTCTCATCCTTATGCCCTGCCACCTTCTGAATTTCCGCATCACCATCAGCAATAGCAATACCTTCCTGCAATCTCTGTCTGGTATCTCTCGACATCACGGAAGGAGCCAGCACCATACCGATAATAGAGTTGCTGAGGTTCTTGGCAATATAGTCAAGCGCACCATGAGGCATGATTTCCTCCTGATTTCGCATCGTCAGAGCCTTCTGAGCATAGTTCATAATCTCTGGAGTAACGTATTTGTCCACGTATTCCTCCACACTCATGTTCAGTTTCTCTGCGCTCTCGGCAATATGGCGTTGCATTCCCTTCTGCGAGTAAATCTCGTTGATTTTGCTGCTGAGATTGTTCATCAGAACGTTCTGGCGGTTCACCTGCTCCTGCGTCTGAGCATCACGGAAAGCCTGTTCCTTTACCGACTGAGGCGCATAGATACCGCCCATCTTGTCAAGGTTCTGCTGATACTGCTGACGTGTCAGTTCCTGCGCCTCGTTCATGGAAGAATCTACCAGTTTGAGCAGATCATTACCCAAAATACCTTCGGACTGTCCGTCATTTCTTACGAACTTGTTACCCTCAATCTCATACTGGGCGAATGCTCTAGCATCGTCCTCTCTCTGCTGCTTGGCTCTAGCCTGTCTAGCCTCTGGAGTAGAAAGCTGCAGCATCGTCTCGTTGAAATTCTTGGCAGTAGGGGTTATTCTGCTTCTGCTGATAGGGGTTGCTCTCTGCTGCTCCTGACGTGCAGCCTGCTCTTGTGCTCTCTGCATGCGCGCGCGCATATTGCTAGCCTGAGCCTGCTGCATCGGGTTCATCTGGTCGTTGCGCATGTGCGCCAACCGCCAGTTCTGCATGTAGTCTGTGTCCGAAGATGCAGCCGTTCTAGGCTGCTGTATCTTCTGCTGCCTTGGCTTCTGATACTGTGCCGCCACTTCCTGCGCTCTCTGCTTCATAGTCTGCTTCTTGACAGGCTGAACTGGCTTCTGCGCCAATGGCTTCGCCTTATGCTGAGGCTTCACGGCATGAAGACCGAGTGCCCTTCCGAACTCCTCATAGGTGGCACCGATGTTCGCACCGTCCTGCTTCATCGCCTGATAGAAGCCGAGTCGGTTTTTGTAACCTTCCTTGCCCGGCGCAAGCATCAGTTTCTTGAACTGCTGTCTGGTACCAATCTGCGCTCCGTCGGAAACAAGCGCATCGTACATCGAATCTATTCTGTCATATCCCATATATAATATGTTTATTTATTGTTCTTCTTAAACCAATTATTCAGAGCATTATGGTTGCCCTTTCCACCGCCAGAACCCTTTGCCGCTGGTTTCTTTGCTGCTGCCCTCTTTCTGGCTTCTTCTCTCTGTCTTCTCTGCGCTCCTGCTCTCTGAGCAACAGAGGAACCGCTTTGCCTGTTGGTGGTTCTTGTAGTAGAGCCATCCGTATGGAGCACTTCCTTGCTGCTTGAAGTAGATGAATTGCCAGAAGTATTTCCATTGTAGTAAGCTTCATTGGCTTCATACATGGTCTTGTTGGATGCGTAATGAGGCTTTCCTTCTGCATCCCATGTTACGTATTTGGCAGAAGAGCCTCCACCGCCGCCTGATCGTCCACGTCCGCTTCCCTTATGGGTAGCATTATACTGTGAAATGTTCAGTCTTCTGTTGGTCTGCTCATCCTTTGCCCTGTCACGCCCTTGCTTGTACTCGAAGTCTCGCTGGTCCTTCTCCTTCTTATACTGAGCCGAAGCCGCATCCTTATCCCTGCGGTAGTCGAACTTATCCTTTGCAAGCTGAGCATTCTCACCACGAAGCCCCATCAGGTATTCCTTATATACCTTGTCTGCCTGTGTCTTACGGTTCTCCAGATCGAACTCCGCCTGCTTGTAAGCCGCATCAGAAGCCGCCGCCGCCTCTTTCTGTCTCTGAGCCTTTCGGTTCTGATACCCCTGTTCCATCATGGCAGTAGGGTCGTTGAACTGCTGAAGAGGCGCACCCTTGGAAGTATTCACGATGTTAGCCATGTGGCGGATGGCATCGGCAAAGGCTGCGATATTCTCCCTGTTGGTAGTCATTCGGCGGTCATACTCATCGGGAGTCTCGCCCTCTCTCATGCCCGGTCTGTTCTTGGGAATCAGCTTGCCGAGCCACCCGAAGAATCCGCCATCCCTCTGCGAAGGGTCCGCCTGAAACTCTGGAGCCTGCTTGCTCTGTGCCGTCTGATAGCCGCTCAAAGCGGAAGAAAGCGCATCATAGCTGGGTGTGCCGTCCTCATTCCATCCTGTAGGCTGCTTCATTCCCTCGAAACTGGTTTGAGGCTGAGGAGTATTGTCAGCCGCATCACCCATGTAAGGAGTCTGGACTGGTCCCAAAGCTGGGTTGGCATAGCCGCTTCCCTGCGGAACGAACTCTTCCTGCTTCGGCATCTGGGTAAAATCCGTTACTGGAGCCGCCCCTGTCTGTACCGGCTGAGGCTGAAACTTTCCCATGGCATTGCCGCCCTGCTGAAAGACGTTCACGCTAGCCACTGCTGGAATGCCACCCTGCGGAGCACCCTGCATCACCTGATTGCCGCCACCCATCACCTGATCATAGTCGGGGTGTCTGGCTCGCATCATGTCCAAAGCCGCCTGAGGATACCCACTAATAGTAATGGGTGCCCTCTTCGGCTGCTGTGTATCTTGATTGTTCTTTGTTGGCATACGCTAATCTTTATAATCAATAGTAACCGTGTGACCCTCCTTCATAGCCTTACGTACAAGCTTTACTGCTTTTTCAATCTCGATTTCCTCGGGATTGTCAATAGTAGGATGATTCTCCTCAACCATCGGGTCGCTGATTTTCTTATCAGGATGCTTGGCTGCGTAATCTGCAATGGTATTGAGAATCTGCTGGGCAGCATCGTATGCACCCTTATACCAAACATACTTCTTCTTATAGTAGGCAATTATCTTATCCTTATAGTAAATTAATTGCTCCTTACAAGCGAGAGCACTCTCGGCACTCTTCAAAGCCTGAGCATCAATCTTGTCAACAACATTGTCGGCAAGCTGCTCCTTCAACTCCTCGTTCTCCTTCATGTACTTCTGGCTTACCTCAACCAGATTCTTCTCACGAATCTTTGTAAAGCGAAGCTCCTCTGCAACGTCAGACAAAATAGCGTTCTTGTCATGGATGATGCTGTTCAACTTGGAAATCTCCTTGCCGAGACGTTTAATCTGTTTTCTGCCAAAGTTATCGTTATACTCTTTGCAAGCATCCAAAACCGCAACCTGGTCCTTCAGGCGCTCAGTCTCCTTGCTAAGCCCTGCAATCTTCTTCGCCTGCTCATCCAACAAAGCATCGTTGAACTGGGAGGCTGATTCATTAAGGGCAGGGTTTATTACGACAGAATCTTCTTTGATGCAGTTCTTTGCAGAATCGGGAACCTTGGTGTTCTTTTCGTACTCCTTCTTCAAACGTTCCTTGCGCTCGTCAAAGACTCCAGCTAACATAGCGAGCTGAAAGCCGGCAGAACAAACAATCTGCATCGCTTCGCAAATCTCAGGAGCCTCGTATTCTGCAAAGGCTTCACTAACAACTCCAGGCTTACCAGGTCCGCCAAGCTTAAAACCTTCCTTCTCCAATATCTTCTTTGCTTCTTCTAATGTCATATCTATCTTGCTTTAATGTTTAACTTCTCTACAATATCTCTGAATTGATATTTTCTTATGTACTTTGCGATGCGCTCTTTTGCATCATCAGGAGTGTGACCGTCCCATACTTCTGCCTTTTCATGCAAAGGAACACAGTAAAAATATCCCAAATCAGAGACGTTATAATGGTTGCTTACTTGCCCTGTAGGAAGATTAGCCATCACGATAAACCAATACCCATCAAAGCAACACTTTCCATCAGAGTGGCGAAAAGACATGTGAACGTTATAAGGATTACCCGGTAACGCTGCTAGGAAGTTGAAAAAGGCAGCATTGTAAAGCATACGATAATCGTACAACTCATCAAAGGTATGATAGCCATCTGTTATGTCACCTTCCTTGCAAAATAAATTCTTGATTCTTTCTAATATCTTCATGTTATATATATTTAATTTCATTAACACTTCCCGAAAATTCAGGGCTGGGGAAAATCGGAAAACCGAAATCCAGAAAAAGGGGGTGGGGGGGGTGGCGGGATTTTTATTTATGTATTTATCTACTATAATTTGCAACGGTGGTCAAAGGGGGTGGGGGTCTTGGGGTGTCCTCTACGCCTCGCCTGCCCTTGCCTTGCCGTCCTCGTCCTCGCTCACGCCATCACCCTTGGGCTGCTACCCCTTCAACCTCTTCTTGGCTCCCGTGGCTAGGGCTAGAGGGTCATAGTGCTGCCCCACCTCGTTGTAGCCAGCAGGGATAGGGTCAGCCACGGCTCCCTTGCCGTATTGGGCTTCGTATGCCACTCCAGTTGGGCTTACTTTAGGGGTTTGTGTTACATTTGTGTTATCATTTCCACTCGCTAAACCGCCTAACTTGCTGCTATTCTGTGCTTTAGCCCCTTCTAGTTGTGACCCCAATTGGTTCACACCAAAACTGAACATCGCATTTGAAGCGTTTTGGGCTGCATCGCTCGTTGCCTGCGCCTTCTGCTGCTCAATCTGCTGACGTTCCCTAGACAACTGCTGCGTGTTTTGAAGGTGAGCATCCTCCACCTGCTGCTTGCGTGCCGTGTCCTGCGCTGCAACGTTGGCTATCGTGTCGCCCATCGCCTTGTTAGCCGCTTCCTTCGCCATCGCCACGCTTGCAGCAGTTCCACCGCCAACCGCTGCCGCACCATCAGCCTTGCGAACGTACTCATCCTGCACCTCCTGCGCTCTTCTCATGAGGTTCTGTCCTGCCTTCGTGTCGAGATAGTCCGTGTTGTAGTTCTTGTCGTACCACGCCTTCTCAGCGTTGGTTCTATACTGATTCTCGGCTTGCGCCCTTCTAGCCGCCTTCTTCGCCTTGTTAGCACCGAACAGAGAAGCACCAACGCCTGCCGCCAAGGATGCCGCACCCAATATCCACTCCTTCTTCTCCGTGAGCACTGGAGAGGAAGCAATAACCTTTGGTATTCTTGTCAATATTTCGCTCATAATCTTGATATTTACGTTTGTGGGGGCAAATATATAATATTTGGAGATACGTTTTGCCGTGTTTCCATGCAAGGATTTTTCCCACTCCAAGCCACCAATATGTTAGTCGGGGCGCAAACATCTACGAAACCATTTACCTCATGCCCTCCCAAACCGCCCATTTTGTAAACAAAAGCGCAAGATGCCATTAAAACGTAACCGCTTGATAATGAGGATTTGAGTCTCAATCGTTCCAAAGGGGAAACATAAGCCGAGTGTAAAGAAAGTTCTTATTTCATAAATGAAGTTACTTTGCAAGCAAAAAAGCGTCTTGCATTAATAGGTACGCACGTACGCATAAGGAAGTCATTAAGAAGATTTAACGCTGCTCTTGATAGGTTTGCAGGCGTAATCAAAGCGAACTCCTTCCATTTCTGCCGATTTTGGCGATTTTCGGGCAAATGGTCGGGATTTCCCTCAAATTCGAGAGTTTTGAGCCATATAAGAGCCATTTCGGGGCGTTTTAGAGCCGATTTTGTGGGTTTTTCGTAGATTTCGAGGTTTCGTGCAGGATTTATCGCCCATCTAGGATGAAGGCTTCTAGATGCGTTTTGGACATGCTTCATGCATCATCAAGGCTTAGGGCTTGCCTTGCATAGGTGTTACGTGATGTGTTGTGTGAGTGTTGCGTGGTGTTGCGTGGTTCCCATGGTGTGTGTGCTTCTCTCTCTATTGGGTGAGGTTGGCAAGGTGGGGGGGGAGTGAAGGGGTGTGGGGAGATAAGGGGGCAGCGCCCCCACGGGGCTACGCCCCTCCCCATGCCCTAGGGGGCTTGCGCCCTCCATCTTGGAGCCATTATCTTGCGATAGCCCTCAACTCGTCCACCTGCTTGAAGAACTCATCAAGGGTATCAGCCGTATAGTGGATGCCCTTGTAGCGGATGAAGGAAGAGAAGCCGCCCTTGCTCTCCTCAATATCTGTAGCCACCTCTTTAGGTGACGCAATCAACTGCCATGTAGGAACGCCCAAGGCTTCGGCTATCTTGTCTAGCGTTGCAGTTGTCAGCGACTCAGCCTTCACCATTTGTCCTACCGCTTGTTTGGTAACTCCCATTTTCGTTGAAAGGGTTGTGTTAGTCAACCCTTTACTTTCCATGATTTCTTTTATTCTTAATGCCATATAAACTATTTACTTTCTGTTATTGCGTACAAAGGTACACAATATTATATAAAGTAAAGTGGCTTCTTTACTTAAATAACGTTAAAGGAAAGCATTTTCTTGCCTAAATATTTGGCGAAGTAAAGTATTTGCTTTATCTTTGCACTCGAAATCAAGTTAGTTTGGTTTCCAAAGCGGAGCGATGGCACATTAGTGAATTGATGAGAAACAACCGCTATAGAAATAGTGTTAGTCAGCAATACGGAGAGGTAGAACTCTGTAACACACCGAGGACATCGTACACCGAGTTAGTGACACTCTCAAAGCACAAAGGCAAAGAAGCCTCAAACACTCATCACGCAAGATGGAAAAACGCTAGTCGTGTTAGACTAGAGAAATATCGAAACACGTTGACCCACGAACGTTAAGTGAGGGAGCTAGGCTGCATGTAGCTTGCAGACGTTGGGCGCAAACGTACACCTGCACTTTAAGTTTAATTTAATCAGCAACAATTATGAAGAAGTATTTAGTTGTAAGAGTATCAGAGTATAGCTCTACTATTGTAAAAGGAGCGTTTGACGACGAGCAAAAGGCTATAACCTATGCAGAGTTATCGAACGAAATAGAAGAATCGGAAGGAGCCACATATCACGTGGCGGTGATTAAGTAGAACAAAGGGGCTAGCAATAGCCCCTCTAAAACATAAGATTATGGAAAAGGGAACACCAATGATTTTGTTGGAACTCACAAAGGCAGAAGCCATAGTGGTTGCCAACATGCTTCGAAGAACCGCTAACGAGAATCCATTTCATTGGAAGGGCGATAGCGTGGAGAAGACTAGAGAGTTATACGACAAGGTTCTAGAACAGACATACGATTATAACATATGGCAACGATAAAGAGACTAGATTTGACGGCTAACCAGTTGTGGGTGCTTAAGTATATCCTGCATGAGGTTGCAAGCAGTGAGGAAGGTGCTAACGGCATCTACCTCACTCCAAAGGAAAGAGTTTCACTGAGACAGATAAGAGGTAAATTGTAAGGGTATGAAGAAGGAGTTATCAGAAGCGGAGGTGGCTTGCATCAGAAGAGCACTGAAGCATTTCCAAAATTGGTTGGGCAGCGGTGAAGAGCCTGTGCTTGACAACCTAGTAAGTAACTTTTAAATAGACAAGGTATGAAGAAGTATATAGTAGTTAGAGAGTTCATTCAGCCTAACAAGATACCACGTATCATGGGGCAGTTTGAGACAAGAGATAAAGCGGAAGCCTTTGCTTTGGGGCATGAAGGCAAATGCTGGGTGTATGAAATGAGTATGTAACAATGTGTGGGGAGATAAGGGGGCAACGCCCCCACGGGGCTGCGCCCCTCCCCACGTCAAACAATTCAAGACTATGGCTAAGGAAGTACATGTTATATTGAAGGGTGATTGCTATTCGATGAATACTTATTGCAGCACCCTCAAAGATTTTCTGGAAATGAGACATCTTAAGAGAAGTGACGTTTCCGATTGGTGGAAGGAGTAATGGCATGATTACAATAATAGAAGAACAGATTTGCGGAGGGTGTGGACATCACGTTTACCACTTCTCCACAATATCACAAGATTACGAATACTATACTTGCAGACTGCCTAAAAGCCCAAGCAAGTGTAATCAAGGTATTAACGATTAGACAGAAGAGTTATGGCAGCAGAGAAGATTACATTAGAGTTGACCGAAAAGGAGTATTACGCACTCAGCGTCCTCCTTTTCGCTTACAAGAAAAACAGACATGGCGGGAAGCTAGGTCTTAATACTTATATAAGTTCTAATACTTGTCTCCAGCATGAGACGGACAGAGCATTATTGAGAATTAACAAGAAAATTAATGGTTAGAGTTATGGCAGCAGAGAACATTATAGAGTCTTTCAAGATTGAAAAATATTCCGACAGAGTTGTAGCGACTCCAATACAAACGACTCGTGTTGATGATGAAATTGCAGAGCGCATCAAGAAGAACATGAAGGACGTTGGCTACAGATATGTAGGACGTGGCAAGGACAGATACAATAACGGCTACACTCAATATGAGTTGAAACCTAAGAACGTATCAAACAAGGAGTGTGAAGTTATCTACAGAATTAAGATAATGAGATTAGTATAACGATTAAACAGAAGAGACAATGGCAGTTAAAAGAGACCACAAGGAGGTATGCAACGCATTTGACAACTTGCGTCAAGAGTTAGGCGATAGCGCAATGCTAGATAGCCTATACCAGTTTATCGGCACAAACGATTTAGCCGATTATCTTGAACTCATCGCTAAGGACGAGGATATTTATATAAGCTATGATGGCGAGGTAGATACTTCACGACCTTATGACGATGAGGAAGAGGAAGAAGAGGAGGAAGAGTAACTAACTAGGTGGGGAGCAATCCCCACCATAACACTACAAGATTATGAGAAAGAACAAGACTTACGAGCAGCAGAAGAAGTATTACGATGGTAGTAACGAATATGAGAGTTTAGGAGCCATCTTTATGTATTGGCTTGAATGCGGCAACGAGACCGCAGCATCCATGCAGGAGACCTACAGAGAGTGCAACAGAGAGTGCAAGGAGTTCATTTGGGAAGACCTCTACCACCTTTGTAACAACGAAGGAACTTTCGATAGAGAAACGTTCTACAAGTTCGTTAGAATCTTCAATTTTGGCAAGAAGTAAAAGCCGCAGCGGTCAGTTGTTAAGGCACGCATGATGGTTCAAGCCCATCGACCGCACAAGTATAACAATTAAAAGAAAGGAACGACAAATGAAAGTACATCACGTAGCACATTACGAGTATGGCAGAAGACCACACTCGGAAATGAGAGAAAAGGAGTTTCCTACACGTTGGGAAGCCGAGAAGTTTTGCGAGGAATGGCAAAGAGACAATTGGTATTTTGGCGGTGCGGCATGGGTAGAAAGCAAGGCAGAGCCGAAGCCTATAACCGCTCACAATGTTCTCGCAGCCGCATTAATCAGAAAGAATTTAGGATATTAAGGAGGGCAGGTAATATGGACATCACAATTTTTGTTTTATGTGCTTTATTTGGAGCCATTTTTGGCTATCAGATTAGAGCGGCTAAAGATATGGAGGACGAGTAATTATGGAAAGACTATCAAAAGAAGATTTATTGGCTAAATGGAAGTCTAACCGAGAGAAGTTATATTCTGAATTGAATTTTTGCATTGACCATAAATTTAGTCTAGAGCAAGAATTGATAAGAAAGAAAATAGACTTGTTGGGAGATTTAATATTTGATTTAGAATATGTTTTAAAAGACACGGAGGACGAGTAAAATGAACATCATCAGAGTAACAAAGACGGTACGCAACAGAGTTGACGTAATCTTCACTGGTTATCAGTATCTATTCTTCCACGCAGATTTCGGACTTGTGGCAGTAGCAGAGCGAGGACAGAATGCAAAGCAGTATGAGAATCACTTCATCATCATGCGTTCAGAGCAGATAAGCGAGGATATGATAAAGAGTACAATAGAGAAGAACGAGAGCACCTTCAACAATAGATTGAATAAGTTCATCTTCTCGGGCGAGCACAACAAGCCGCAACACACTTTACCATATATCGTGAATGTTAAACTAGAAAAGAGATAAGGACATGAAGAAGAGTTTTAAGTTAGTTTTGGTAGTGGCAACGATAGTTGCCCTACCTATCATGGCAGCAGGCATGCAGGATGATAGTAAGGACAAAGAAGCCCTTGTGGACTTCATCGAGTATTGCAAGACTTGCGAGAACCTCAGACAAGTGAATCCGGCAAAGGACTACACCAAAGCCAGCCTTCACGAACTGAAGAGTGCTGCACGCTTTTACGAGGATCAAGAGGACTTCGCAGACTGCACCGACTATCAGCACCAAGCAGAAGTTAACAAGATTATCGGCAGAACCTATACCGCTAGAGTCATTAACAAGTAAAGGCTATGAGCGCAGATGATTTACAGAAGCTAAGTGACCTTCTTCTAGCTTTCAGCAACGAGGAAGCCACAAAAGGAGAACGTATCGCCATATCAAGGGCACAAGCAATCGTTTTCCGATATTATTTATCAAAGAAGTTTGGAGCAATTTAAATTATAGGAGATTAAGAATATGAGTAAGACAGAATTATCACCATTTGTGCAAGCCATGTTAGCTTTGCGCAAGCACGAGATTGAAGAAGCATCCCATCACATAAATGAGGAGCGTAACAAGAACATGAATTTTATTAAGGCACAAATTAAATTATAGGAGATTAAGATTATGAAAGCAGAGAACGCAGTTAGATTGAGAGATAATTTGGTAGGAGTTGAGATTAACACTATCCAAGACGTAGTAAAGGCACAAGCCGCAGGACTTAGTTTGTTGAACAAAGACGGACTAGGTTACAAATATGAGGTAATAAATGAAGAGAGCGGAGAAGAGCGAGAGCCAACCGAGCAGGAAGTGTTCGAGCGCATCAACAAAGACCTCTCAGAAGGTAATGAGGTTTATGCCTGCATGTTTATCGGAGACGACTGGTGTGTGCAGGAAAAGGCAGCCACAACAATGCGCACCAACTTCTATGTAGGTCAGAAGGTCTATCTTATGCGTGATAACAAGATAGTTGAGGACGAGATTATCTACATCAACATGGTGATAGGAGGAGGCATGGAAGTATGCAAGCTTGTGTTAGGTGGAAACCAAGGACACTACATCAAGGCGAACCTTGTCTTCGCCACCAAGCAGGAACTTGTAGAGAGTCTGATGAAGGAGTAAGTTTAACCCGAGGGAGAGCAATCTCCCTCACAAAACATAAAGAATATGAATAACGCTATAGTTAAAGATTTGCTGGCTACAAACGATTGGGACAGAATCATATTCCGCCTTCCAACGAATAGCTATACTTTGTTCCGTAGTGAAAAGTACGAGATAGATAGTTTCTGTGTATATATTCATACGCACAGTGAATATCCGGAAATGGACGTGTTGGACATTGAGAGTCTGATTTCCATGGATATTAAGTATAAGCAGAACGAATTTGAAGACATAGTAGATATACAAGAGGAGGACTAGGATATGACGATAATAATCAAATGTTTCAAGGGAGCCACGCACGTTGACAAGTTCAACAAGCGATATTATTGCAAGACAACGTTCATTATCAAGCAGACACCTTTCCGTGAAAGCTATTACCTCACGAATGGAATGCTAGTAAGCAAGAGTACTTGTCTAGAGAAGATAAAATAGAATTTGTTGCTGATTATATAGGGCGAATGCGGTAGAAGCCGCTACAGATGGTTGCAACGTACCATCCGCCCCCAATAGTATTAATTTTTAAAAGAAAGGGTTAAATTATGAAGAAGTATGTAGTAGAGATTGTAGCGAAGATAGCCTACAAGGTAGAGGTGGAAGCTGAGAGCACTTCGGAAGCCGAGAATCTTGCAAGCCACCAGTATGATACTGGTCAGTTGGAAGGCAAAGGCAAGTTGTTTAGTGTTTCGTTTGAAACAGAAGAGAAGGAGGGCGAGTAACATGAAGAAGCAGAAAGTATTCATATTAATACAACATGGCGTGGACTCTCAAGACAATTCGTGCGTTGATGTTGTAGGAGTTTATTCAACCAAGACAGCAGCAAAGGAGAAAATGGCAGAAGTGGAAAATAATATCCTAGACTTCTACGAGGATGAATATCCCGACTACTATGAGGTAACGGAAGATAAGGACGAATCATCATGGTGTTGTTCAATCAAGGATAGTACTATGTTTGATGAGTTGTTGATAACGGAAAAGATAGTTGATGAAGATTAAAAGATTAGTGATATGAACAAGCAGTTATTTTATTTCGTCTTCCCTCAGTCAGGGGACGACATCAAGCCGATAGGCGTAATAGAGGAAGGAGGTAAGAAATGAAACTACGGCAGGCGATGAAGATACTTGGCAGAAAGAAAAACTATTATTGGGTGCCACGAATTTTTGCTTATCATTATGGCTTTTGCAAAGACCACAGATTGGCAAAGGCTATCCGAAGGTATCGTGCTTATCGGAAGAAAGGAGGTAAGGCATGAGCAAGCAGGAATGGTTTGTGCTCATCATCTTTATTGTCACAATATTGATGGCAGTACTAGGATAAGAAAGGAGACGTATGGAAAAGGCAAGAATCATAGTCTATGACGATTGGGGCGTGATAATTGACGAAACCGAGACTTTCTTTGCTAGCAAGGAGCAGTTGGAAGGAATCGTCAAGCAGACCCTCGACCAAACACACGATGGCGAGGTAGTTGAAGCATGGGTTGGAAGCAAGCTAAAGATGAAGTTCCAATTCAACCGCAAGCACAAGGTTGTGCCATGCAAGAACCTGCATCCAGGGTGGGGCGGTAGGAGAGACAGAGCTGGCGCACCGAGCAAGGGCGCAGAAGCCCTAGTTAATCGTGTAGTTTTGCATGTGAATGAAGAAACCTTCGGCTTTTGTGAGAGTCTAGGCAGGAACAAAGCAGAGTGGATAAGACAAGCTATCAGCGAGAAGCGAGAGCGAGAAGGAAACAAAAAAAAAGCAGGGCACTAGGCTCTGCTTTTTTGTTACCACATTATCATTCTGTTACTTTGCATCCACATATAGAAAAGTTGTCTCTTATATTCTTTTATGCAAGCTAAACGTGCCTTTGCTTTCCATTTGGTTCGCTTTCCTACTACAACAAACTCAACTCTTTCATTGTGGATGAACGCATGACCAAAGGAAGTTTCCTTCTCTTCTGTCGTTGGGTATACACGTCTTTCAATGCCATAATTCGCAGCCTTCTTTAGCTTGCGAGGAATACGAACCTTAAATCTTCTATAGAATCTTTTTCTCATGCCTACCTCCTATCTTAGTGTATCTCCATTTCGTTACGATATTCGCCTTCATGAAGCGATGGTCTCTTTTCAGCCCCTCAATATGAGGGAACAGCAGAGATAAGCCGTAGTCAATGCGCCTGTCTCTCCAATAGCGGCATTGCTTAAAGATAATCTTCTTAGCCAATCTAACCTTCATTTCCACCTCGCTTTCTTCTTGCATCGGACAAATATTTATTCATTGCCTTTATCAGTCTGTCCATGCGCTGCTAGTCATTTTTGCTAGAATACGAAATAATATCATTCGCTAACTTTATAGCTAGCTTTGGCTTGAAGAAGCGAATCTTAGTCAACTCATCACGCAAATCGGTAGCCATAGAAGCGATATTCGGAAGCTTATTGCGAACACGGATTCTCTCGGCTTCAAAGTTACCGGTCATGCGTGCGTACTTCTCACGCAAATCACGTTCCTTGTCTTGATAAACAGCTTCCAAGTCCTTCTCCTTCTTTTCGTACGTCTTTTTGAGGTCAGCCTTCATTCCGTTATACTTGCCGTCAAGCTTATTTTTCTCATCAGCATAAGCTCGTCTTTCGCAATCTCTGTCGTAGATACTACGCTTAACCTCATCCTCCATAGCGTTCTCAACCTTCAAGCGGACATCTTCGAAGTTAACATAAGACTCAGAAGACTTGATGGTGCGTCTGTTCTCATCAAACCCATCATTTTCTTGTGGCAGATTGTTCATTTCCTCAAAGAAGCTTCTTCTACGTAAGGTTCGTTCTACGACAACCGTCTCCTTGCGAAGAATAACCTTTGCACCCTGCTTCAAGGAATCATTCAGCTTCTTCAACTCCTTGACCTGCTCTTCCAACTCTGAGTTACGCTTGCGTATTGCATCGTACTCACTCAAATCTACGTTTACTATTGCCATAACACTATTACTTTAATTGTTCACACGCTTTCTTTTCCCACTCAGCAAAGGAAAGAATATCCTTGCCCTTGCCGAACACTCTCATGTGTCGCTTGTAGCTATTGTATGCCGCAAGCTTGATTTCTTCCATTTCTGTCATACGCTAGCCCTCCTTTCTGATTAACTTGTTTAGCTCATCTTCCATATCCACAAGAGATAATCTAATCTCATCATAAGTCTGCTTTTGGATTTTACCCTCCATGCACAAGACTTTTATGATGATAATAATCTTGTCTATTTGTTTAAATACCTTCTCCATACGCTAACCCTCCTTCTCTTTCTTCAGTGCTGCAGAATACTCTTGGATGGCGTTGTAGTCCTTCTCGCTAATCTCTGTCACGTTCTCGATGATGATGGTTGAAGGAATAATGTCAGTATCCTTGAAATAGTTCTCTACACACTTGATGGTCTTGAAAATTGGATAGAACTTCAGTTCATCCTCATCTTCTGTTCCTTCAAAGCAAGAGTGAACAGAGGTCATTGTTCTTGTGCCGTTCTTACGCATGAAGGACGCTACTGCATAATAAAATCTTTTCTTTCCCATTGCTATATATTTTAAAATTAAAACTTTTCTCTTTTCTTTCAACCATAAGTATATATTAAAAGCCCCCTCCGAAGAGAGGGCAATTAGCTTACTTTACCATCATCATCTGAGGAACATTGCCATATACTGGCAACTTGCCATCCCACTTCTCAATCCACATCTTCTGCAAGATAGCAGGAGTAAGAGAAGCAGTCTTCAACTCATTCGCTTCACGCTCAGCCTTTGCCTGCACAAGCATCTTCTCTGCTTCTGCTTTCTTCACGGCTACCTCGTTGAGAGCACGCTGCGCTTCCTGAATGGCTTTATTCTTCTGATTGACAGCTTCAACAATCGAGCTTGGATATTTCAATCCAGAAGTAAGCTGCTCTAGGTGGAAATGTTCCTTGGCGAGAGCCTTGCTAAGTTGGGCTTCAATGGCTTTCTCTACCAAATCACGATTGCTCACGATTTGGTCGGTTGTGTATTTGTTCAGCTGAATGCGGAAAGCATCCTTCACGTAGTTGAACAAAGTACCATTCACAATATCGTCCAGCCCCTTGCGGTACTTCTTGAATACTCTTGGAGCATTGCCGTCAACCATCTTCAATGATACGGTAGGATCCACGGTGAACTCCGAGCCATCCTTGGCGTTGATGGTGAATGCAGGATAGTCGATAGTCTGAACATAGGTAGGGTACTCGTACACCTCCTCGGTGAAAGGATTGTACCACACACGACCCGTAACGAGACTCACATCATCTACTCCCTTGTCGGAACCATAGAGGTTCACCAAGATGCCCTCAGAGCCTGCATCTACACGCTCACTACAAGAGGTAGTCGAAAACAACGCTGCACCGAGCAGCATAAACACACACAAATGATTAATCTTTCTTTTCATTCTATTTCTTATTTTTGAATGTTAAACAATTTGTTGCAACTGAAATCAATATCCAAAGGTTAATGCCGAGAATGCCCATAATGTTCACTATCGTATTAGCCTTGTTAACTGCTTCAAAGCAAGCATCTATCACAAGAAACGTCATGAGCACCCAACTCACAAACGCTACAACCTTCCACTTGATTTTCTTCATAACCTATATTTTTAGTTCATGTTCATTATTCTTTTTTAATAATAATCTAAATAATTATCAAAAAATGGATAGATTTTGGATTCCTTTGGATTCTAGGTTTCCCCTTATCGCACACGAACGTGAACGACAAGAAAACCTAAGACTCCGAGCATGGATGAGTTCCATCATCCCCCATCATCTGACCACTTGATAAATCTACATCAGTTAGTCTAAGCAGCTTTCGGTGTAGTTACCGCCTTGCCCGCCTTCTGCTATCAGTTCCTGCGGTTCCATCATGCTCCTCTTATGGATTGGGTTTTAGGTCAGCATAGCCGAGTGGAGTTAACCGACAAACTACCATGACCGCCAATAAAAACTCGGGGAAAATAAAAATCCCCAAGTCGTGTGACGCCGACCTAGGGATTTCGTGATTGTATATTGAACCTATTGAATACAGGTAAAATATCGAAGCTCTTGCATCAATCGTCACATTGACGGATGCAAAAGTACACAAACGTGGACAAATATCCAAGTATTTATACACTCTTTAACTAAGAAAAAGCATAAAAAGTTTATAACTAATTGTATTTCAGTGGTTTAAATCGCTTTTCTTATTTTTAAAGCGTATAAATATCAAAAATAAGTTGCAAAAAGTTTGTGATATAAAAAAGTTATCAGTATCTTTGCAGTAATGAAATAAGTGGCTGAAGGTTAGTCTGTAAGATAATCTTTGTTGTGACCCCAACGGAATCACGAAAAAAGGTGGACTAGTCATAACGACCAGTCCACCTTTTTTTTCTGCATATCCATCTATCCGTTTCACATGCAGCTCGTTACGCCCAGCGTGGCACCGATGGCTGTGAGAAGCGAAATCAAAACCTTAAGTACAAGTTTCCAGTTTTCTTTCGACATAGGCTTTTCCGTTTAGTGATTGATAATTACGTGAATAGAACAGGAGAGAGGAGCCCCCGCTCTGGGGGGCTGTCTTCTAGATGGTTACATCCGCAGAGTCGCCATTACCCTCGTCCTTGCCGGTCTGCGAACCGCCGCCAGTGGTATCCCCGGTAGTGCCGCCAGTAGTGCCGCCAGTGGTGCCGCCTGCTGTGTCACCAGTAGTGCCGCCGTTCTCCTTACCGTCGCCCTCAGTATCCTCCACATCATTCGAATCCTTGGAAGATACGTTCTTCACAATCTTGCCGTTGCGGTCGTAGCAGGTGATGCTGATGCTCGTGTTGGCAAGCTCCTGCTTAATCTCCACACTCGGGGTGAAAATCACGCGGCGCAGGGTGATGAGCTTGCTGCTCACCTCATCCACCGACTTCACCGCGTCGGCACGCAGACCGAAACGCATGGTGCCCAACCCCGGGATAGCCACCGAGTGACCCTCTGTGGCCCATGCCTTCAGCACCTCGCTCAAGGCTGAATAGGCCACCTTCATCACGGCGGTGGTGAGTCCGCCACGGATGGCAGCCTCCTGAATCACCTTCTCCGGGGTGAGCTTGTTGTAGAACATAGGCTGCATCACGTACATGTACACATCCTTCTCCTTACTCAAATAAGCGATCTTGCGCTCCACTGCTTTTACATTAATTCCCATAACATTTTAAGTTTTTAGTTCAATAAAAATGCAGATTCCTTTGTATCTCTGCAAGCCGTTGTGTTTCAACGACAATGCAAAGATACAAAATTTGGAGCCCAAAAACAAGGAATGTTCGCCAGTTCATCAGAAAAACATGAATATCAAGCGTAGATTAGTTCTTCTTCAGTAGATTATCCAGACTTTTCACGATATAGGCCGGAGGCGTATCCACCTGATGCTTCGCCATCGCCCTATAGGCTGCTTTGAAACACTGATTCACGGGGTCCCTGTCTTCCAGGGTGAGGCGTTCGCTCAAGTCATACGCCACTTTGGAGTTTACATTCCAGGGAGCTTCGGTAAGTACTTTTCTGAGCTTGAATTTCATGAATACCAACTCCTCCCTGTCTGCAGGCTTCAGCGCATTCTCATCCTCGTTGCGAAACTTGATTTCAAATATCACAAGACTCCCGTAAGTTCCAACCACCTGATTGCGGCAGGTGGCTATCGTATGAATGACAATGTAATCAAGAAGATTATAATTGTAAGCATTCTTGATTTCCTCCTCAGCCACGGACAACTGGAAATACTCCAGATTTCCCGTGCCACGATACACCGTATTGCTGGTGAGCAGAGACAGAATCTCGGCAGGACGAAACTTCACGTAACCCTGCTTCAGGCGACTCTCGCTCAGAAGATAAAGACAGCGGGCCGACTGGTGGCGGAACGACTCATAAACCTGAGGCAACACCTTGAAATAACCCAAATCCAATGCGAAATAATACTTCGCCACCTCTATCGGCATCTCCAGAATAACTCTCTTCTCCTGACCCACCTTGTGATCCCTCACGTAGCGCAGAAGATAGGCAAACTCCCTGTAACACAGGGTAGGAGAGGAACCCGAAGAGTCGGTATAAGGGATGCCCACCGGCTTCTTGCCGATGTCCTTCAACGCCTTCTCCAGGTTGCGGTAATGCGACTTGCAAGGCTCCAATGCCTTGTAAGGAACTTCCAGGCGCAGCATGTTGTCAATGCGCTCAAAAGCGCTGAAATCCATTTCGCCATGGTGAGCCTTCTGGCTGATAGCCAGCCTGATCTCCTTCTGGTCAAACACATCAAGTCTGAACAGATACTTCTGTTCTTGCGGGCTGTAGCTGTGGTGCAGGGCGCAATGAGTACCAAGCTCTGTGGCTTCGGTAATAGTAAAATAGTTGTCTATTCTTTTCATTGTCCTCATAATTAGGATAGTTTATATAAAGTGGGGGTGGCAATGAAAAAAATCATGGAGGGATGCGACTAAAGCTGTTAGATGCCAGAATTATTTTTGGCGAAGTTTTCTGGTACTATTTCCAAATCTTGTCGAATCAGACCAGAAATCTTCGCTTGTCACACCCCCATGACTTATCATGTGAATGCGCACGAGAATTCCAGTCTGAACTTGGATTTGGAATTTCCCTAGAAAAGGATTCTTCGCCATACCTTAGCTAGAGACTTAAGCTTCAAATTCAGAGATATTCTGATGCGTTGGCAGCCTATTGATAGCCTGCCCTATGTCTGCCAATGGTCTTTTACAACCAAAGTGCGCTGCAAAGATAAATATTTATTTTGAAACAAACAAGTTTTTACCAGTTTTTTTTCATTTTTACCGAAAAAAACTTCGAAACCGTCATGACCATCTTTCTCTCTTTTTTCTCTATATATCATATAATCATAATTCTAGAAGCGCAATTTTCGCCGATAACCATCTGATTGATAGGTAGATATATTTTTTGCCTCATATCAGATGTAACAGTCCCTCCAGGGAATCTGATCAAAGGTAAGGGTTTCCACTGTCGGCAGGTAATACTTTTCCCGCTTTTCTTATCCGAGGTAACTATCCATAAATTTCTCTTATCAGATGTAACCAGCCAAGGAAAATCTTCAACTCTCTTATCAAAAGCAACCAGTTAAGGAAACGTAAAAAACAAGCCCCGCTTGCGGAAATCGTCGGGAACCGCCGCATAGCGTCAGTTCTTCAAAAACGGATTTTGTAACTTTGCAGTGTTCAAACCAATGGACATCGTAGATTATTAACTTTAAAATGCAAGATTATGGCTAGATTGATTACAATGATTGTGGTTCACTGCAGCGCTACCCGCTGCAACCAACCTTACCCAGTGCAGCAACTCTTTCACGACCATGTGGAGGTGAACCACTGGCGCTACATCGGCTACCACTTCTACATCACCAGAAGTGGCAGAGTGGAGACCACCCGACCTCTGGAGAGAATGGGCGCACATGCCAAGGGGCACAATGCCCACAGCATCGGCATCTGCTACGAGGGAGGACTCGACGAGCAGGGACAGATAGCCGACACCCGCACCGAGGAGCAGAAGAAGGCGATGGCGAAACTCATCGTGCAACTGAAGCAGCAGTTTCCTACCATCCACAAGGTGCTGGGCCATCGCGACCTGCCAGGTGTGCAGAAAGCATGCCCATGCTTCGATGCCACCACGCTTCAGCCACTGTTACATCTGAAATGTAAATCTTAAAGAATGTATCTTTTTGATACAAGTAACGGAATTTTTATGTAACTTTGCCATCAGAACAGAATCAATAACTAAAAACTTAAACTAGATGAGTGTTACAAAACAACATTTCGTAGAACGTAGAATGATGGGCAAGCAGGAGCTTGCTCATCTCTACTTCCCCCACAGCAAGCAGAATGGGCATGCGGCAAGGGATAAGTTCATGGATTGGGTAAAGGGATGTCATCCGCTTTATGCCAAACTGCTGGAACTGGGCTACACGCCATCGGTTCATGATTTCTCGCCCAAGATGGTGGATTACATCTTCTACTATCTGGGGGAGCCCGACGGGGTATGATTCCCCCTTTCTTGAAGGCTAAGAATATTTATCCTTAAGGCAAAAAATATTTTCCCTTAAGGCTAAATATATTTACCCTTAAGGCTAAATATTTCATTCGTACTGAAAACAATTAAAAGAGTAAGATCATGGAGATTAAAATCATTCGTTTTGGTAGATATCATCATGCCGTAAGTGGCAGGTTGCTGATAGATGGTCAGCACGTTTGCGATACCTTGGAGCAGGATACCGGCAGTCTGCCCGAGGGGGAGTATGTCATGTGCCGCAACAAGGCATCGGCATTACCTTATTATATATATAGTGGAAAGGAGGATATAGGCAGCGGTTTGGAGCAGAAAGCAGATTGTGCTAAGGAGCAGAAATCAGATTGTGTTCCGGAGGAGAAAAACAGGAAGGTTTTTCTGTCGATGGGGAATGGCATTCATGGCTGGCGCCGCCGTTGCATCATCGTGGGCGAGTGCCTTCATCTGGGCTTCCTCATCCGCAGTCAGGAGCATTACGATCAGCTTCTGCCCCGTCTCCGCATGCAGCTGGTCCGCCATCGCTCCATCGTGGTGAAGATCTCCCGTTCTCCCGATTTCGTGGATGCGGCGTAAAAGGAAGCCGCCTGAATGTTTTTTACCTTCGTATAAAAGTATAAGCCCCCAGCCCGCTTGAGAAAGTAGGCTGGGGGCTGTTGTTTTATTTATACAGCTATTCCATTACGCATTATATCATCATATAAGGGTGATGAAAAGATTTTTCTAGATGCAAATATCGTATAAAAAATCAAGTTTCGCAAGTAACCTCCGGTCCCCGAAGGGGGCCAACTTTCAATAACCGCTGGTGGAATGACCGAAGGTCATGGAACCTGCGG